ACCGAGGGCGAGCGATTTTTTTGGTGTTCGAGAGGTGGACCCCACACCTCGAGGTAGAAGAAGACCTTGATGGGCTTCTTATTGGGCTGTTGAATTGGGCCATTTATTGATATTCTTTTATTCTTTGATGGGTTTAATATATTTGGGCCTTTAACGAAATAAAATTAATCATTAATTTTATTGAGACGAAATACGTATCAGGATACGTATGAGTACATATGTTTCATACATTATGGATGGTTCGTATCCTACACGAACCATCTGTATCTATCCCTATGTGATCGAACCTATCCATCATCATTATATCTACTGCGTCTAACATCATTTCTGGTTTGAAGTCCTTGATGTCGACGTCGTCGTATATGGCGTATAGTATGTGGTGTATGTGGTCTTCTGCTCCGTCTCTCTCTGATGTGATGATTGGTGGTGGTATGTTCTCTTCTGCTGTGTATGGTATGTTGTATGTGATGGCTGTCATGACTGGTGATCTGGTGTAGATTAGTCTTATGGTGACTGTTACTCTGTTCTTGAGATGGACGTCGATGGTGAAGTGGATGTTCTTGGATGTCTGGTATCTGATCGTCATGTTTTAGTTTCTGCTTGGTTAAGTTATGTTTGTGTATGATTGTTTTATAGAATGATTGGATGAATGATGTCCTCTTGTTCTTGATGTTTGTCGTGTGGTGTTCTTGTTGTCTTCGTCATAATTATTGCTGAATATCTCATATTCATCAATATAGAAGAAAGAAAAGAAAAGAAAAAGGAAACAAAAATAAAACAAATAACATTCCAAACCAAAACACACGGGGAAGAAATAGAAATAAAAAAAATAAAAGGGAGCGCAGCGAAAAAAACAGACCCAGAAATGACTCAGAAATAAAAAAAAGAAAAGACACGTGTTGATCATGATGGAGGTAAAGACTGAAAGATCATCTAAAAAGAAAAAGAAAAATAAAATAAAATTCACATACGGTAATTCTTAATTACCGTCCGGTAATTGTGAATTTTTTACTGAATGAAATTAACCTACGTGGTTAATTTTTGGACGCCGATAGGTAATTGGGACTCCAATACATCGGTGTCTCCATTGGTGTCTCAAATATCAATTGGAGACATATTTGGCATTTTTACAGAAATGCCCTCATCCCTGTGTCTGGACTACTTTTTCTGGTGCGTTCCTAAAGTTATCTTCTCTCTCCTCCATGGCCGGAAAAACTCCGATATCTCGCGATTCAGCCACCAATTCACGACACGCGCGGGCGGTGCGACATGTTAAATGCCCAAACCACTACGCTACGCAGCAGCCTTAGCTACGCCGGAGCTGAGCTCGCCCTCTTTCTAATATT